ATTTAATTTGTGAGTTAATAGCACGATTATTTTAAGTTTTTACCTTTTAAAAAAAGGTAAATTTCTTTTTGAGTTTCAAATGGTGGTACTGTGTTTTGATTAGCAACCCATTTTTTAATTGTAAAAAACGGTAATCCCAATTCCCTTTCGATGCCACGCCAATTCAAGAAGGCGTGGTTTTCGATTAAATGCTTTTTTAAGTTTTCCATTTATCTCATTTTTACGTGGTACATACATTCTGCTGTGAATGTTTTTGTTACCGTTTCTATAATACAAATATACGAATCTTTTATTTAATATCCAAGTATGGATTAAAAATAAATCGTTTATTTTTCAATTATTTTTATTTAAAATCAAAAAAGCCTTATAACAGAACGCTATAAGGCTTTTGTATAAAAAGAAGTAAAGGCATTTATCCACTATGCAGTAGCACTTTGCTGTTTTACGACCGACACTCCGTTCTCTCTGTAAACTTAATTACTTCAATACTTCTCTTTAATCCTTAGCAAGATGCAAATAATTAATTTGTATTCCTACTAACTAAGTTGCTTCTTTTTATATGTATTCTATGTAATCTACCTTTTTCTTGTATAGAATGCGTAATGGCTTTATGCTTACCGTCCCAATCAGCCCCCAAATAGACAGGTTTTTTGTCTATTGTTTTTGTCAGATTCTGAATTTCGCTTACAACTCCAGTATTATCCACAAAAACAGACGAGCTAGTCATTCCTTTTTGATATTGATTAGCTAAATTAGCTAATTCCCAGTTACCTAAATTACCTATTAGTTTGTTCTGCTCTCCAGTCATGATGCGTTCTTTTCCATCTGCTCTAATCAAATAATCGTCTTTTCCAGTATTCAATGACCTGTTTAGGTCGTTTTCAATCATTTCAGAACCACCGAAAAACGCTGGCAATGACTGTACAAACGCTTGCAACAAGGCAATATCTGTAATTGTACTAGCTAATGGATTTGGGTCTTTAGCTTGTACTTTTGCCGTGTAGGTTTCTATAATTGTAAGAGCTAACTCGGCTCTTTTTTGCCTTTGTAACTCTTTTTCTTTTTGTCTTGCGAGTTCGGCTTGTCTTTTTTGGTTTTCTGCTAAGTTGTTTTCAGCATCTTGAATCCCCTTTTGTGCCAGTTCCCTTAACTCGCTTTCCCTTTCTTTTTCCTTGTCTAAAAGCTCGTCGGCTTTCTCTATTCTTTCGGAATAAAACTTATCGTTTAATGCTTTTAGAGTAGCCAAACCAGCGTCCTGTATTTCTTTCTTTCTTTGTTCTGCTTTTTCTAATGCAGCAGCTTCTTTTTCTAATCTTTTTTGCTGTTCTTCAAGTAACTTTTCAGAAAGTGTTTTTTCTAAGTCAATTCTTTCTTGGCTATTTTTTTCAGCAAGTGCGATTTTCACTTGCAAGTTTTGGATTTCCATTTGCAAGCGTTTTTCCTCCAAACCTTCCAAAACCAATTCCACATCGATGCCATCTTTTTTAAGTTCGTTTAAGATTTCGTAATTTAGGATAGTTTCTTTTTCGGCTTCGGTGCTTTCCTTTCTTGCATCGTTTAAATCGTTTTGTACATCGACCTCGTCTTGTAAAACCGTTCTTCTTTCTCTTATAACCTCTAATAAACGAGTATTCAAAACCTCACCCAAGCCAGCAAGCCTCGCACGCTCTGCTATTGTCTTGCTATTTATTTCTGTATTAAGGGCATCGAAATCTAATAACGCTTTTCCTTGCTCAGATAAATTTTGATTTAGCAAAGCGACTTGCTCGTCATAACTTTTCTTAGATAGTTCTTTATTAAGCGTTGCAAGCCTTTGCCTTTCCTCAAAAGGTATTTTATCGCTGGCAATTATACGCTCATTTATAGTCTTTCTGTTATCAAAATCATCGATAAGGAAATCCAAACTAGCCTCTATAATGTCCCTTTCTAAAGTTTGTTTTTCCCTTAATTGCCCTTGCCTTTCTTGTTCTTGCGTAATCTCTAAGGCTATTAATTCAGTTCTTGCAGATGCTAAATTTTCTTGAGCATCGATACTATCCTTAAAAACACCTGCCTGCTGCCTTGCTAAACTGACTCTTTCAAGTGCGATTTTTCTTTCAAGTATTTGAATTGCTTCAGTACTAACTATTAGCTTTTCTTGACTTTCTAATCTCTCTTGTAAAGAGTTGTTTTCATTATCAGCAGCAGCTTGTAGCAATGCTTGTGCTTTTACAAGTCCGTTTATTTGATTTTGATAACCTATCACGGCTTTACGGCTTCTTAATGTAGAATCGATTAAAGCGTTGTTTTTCTTTACCGTTTCTTCTATTTCGTCGCCCATTCCTTTGAAGACATCTGCCAAATCGCCCACGCTTGCCGTGGATTTTTTATTTTCCTTGTTCAGTAAAGCTATTTCGTTTTTTAGTTCTTGGATTTGCTTTTTATTGCTACCTAAAACATTAGTTGTTTCGTAAAAAGAAAGTTGCATTTCTTTAAAAAACACTTTCAAACCATTGAAACTGCTTTTTACTAAGGAAATGAGGATAGGAAAAGCCTTTACTAACCTACTTAGCAAAACTGTAAAAGCAACCGTAATGCTACCCAAAACTTTTTCCACGCCTGCTCCAGCCTCGGCATTATTTCCTAAAACGTTTTGAAGCCCTTCTAAGGCTTTTGTAAGAACTAAGATAATACCCCCTGCTGCAAAAGCTTTTTTCAATCCTTCTGCTTTATTTTTTGCAGAATCAATTCCAGCAGCTAGTTTTGGAAACTTTTTAGCTAAGGCTTCGATGGCTATTGCGTACCTACCCACATCTCGCCTTCCGTCTTTTGCAGCATCGTTTACTTCTCTTAATTGGTCATCAAATTTATCAAAAATCTTTCTAGCCTCGCTGGCTTCTTTTGATGTTGCCCCAAATTCGGCTGCTAACTTTTTAAATTCGTCAGAAGCGTCGTTTGTTGCCCTTACCAATTTCTTATATGCGTTTGCATTTTCTTCAGCAGCCTTTGCCTCGTCCCTTAATGCTTTCCTTTTAGCTTTTAACTGTTCGGTAAGGACGGCATTTGATTTAGCTCTTTCGTCTTCTAATTCAAGAAGTTGCTTTTCTATTTTTATCCTTTGCTTCTCCAAAGTATCTAAATCCTTCACGGCTTTTGTAGTATCTTCGATTGCCTTTTCAGTTGCTCGAATCTTTTCTACATTGTCAAAAGTCTTGCCTTGCACTTTTGCGAGGTCAGAACTTTCTTTTACAATTCCCTTTAATTCTTCTTTCGCCTCGCCAATAGCTTTTTTGACTTCCTTAAACTGGGAGATCATTTTGTCTAATGCACCGTCGTCAAGGTCGCTATATTTTATTTTATCTGCTGCCATAATAGTTTATTAAATAGCTTTATGTATTCTTGAAATTACGTAACTAATATTGTAAATAGTTGTATCCCCAATTAAAGACTCAATTTTTAGAGTTCCTCCATTAGCGAAAAAAGTATTTAAGGTAAAATATAGCTGCGTATCTGAGTATCTAGTCGGTACATTTACTCCTCTCTGAAAATTAAAAGTAGCAGTAAAAGAACTAAGAGTCCCCCCAAAATCTAATTCTAGCTCAAATTTACCGTTTATATTATTATTCCTAGTGACAAAACCTACTCTAATAACATAGGCATCGCCAATACCTAAAGAAACAATCTGAGTACCGTCGTATAAACTCTGCCCATCTGGTAAATACGTTTCTATTACTGCCCCTGCATTATTAGGGAGGTTTATTATTGTGCCTTGAGTAACTACTATAGGGCTTCCTATCGTATAAACCGTATCTCTGTAATTCCCCCAGCCTGTCGTTCCGTTTAAAGTCTCTCCTTTAGGTACAAAAAAGTTATTAATAGCTAAAGCGTCGCAATACTCTACAATGTCAGTAGCTCCCAGCTTATCTGTAATATCAGTATAGAATATTTTACGTAATTCGATACCGTTCGGTAGCTTATAAGTATAATACGCTTGGCTTGGGTAAGCGATTATTTCTACAAGAGGAAATAAATATTTGTAATTGCCAGAACCTTGCAATTCAATTTTTGTAACACCGTTTATCAATACTATTTCGTTTGCCATAATTACGATTTGATATAACTGTAAAATTCTCTTATTGTGGTTTTGCTTATGTTAATAGCAAACCCCATTTTTTTTGCTAATTTACCTAAAATCTCGTTAAAATCAGTGTTTTGAGTAGCCATTTGGGCTTCTAACTTTTCAATTTCTTGTTTTTTGACTTCTATTAATGCGTAATACCATAATTCGTTATCGCAATAAAAAGCCTTTTGATAGCTACAAAGCTGAGCCTTTTGTTGCAAATAATGTACATACTCTGGACTTATTCCAAATTCTTGTATGTATTCGGAATAAAGACGCTCCCATGCTGCGTTCGCTTCTGTTTCTTTTGCCTTTCCTTCAAAGCAAAGACTAAGAAAATCCTTTTTGCCCTCGTTTATTTTTATAAAAACAAGTATTGGGCAGGTGTCAATTGAATCGTAGTATTTAGTCATTCAATAAATAGTTTATAATGTATTCCCTCAAATAAGGTAATAAAGCCTTTACTAAAACAACCCTACTTTCTTTTGTCAGACCAGCGAGGTTATCGCCCCAGCGACCACGAAGGTCAGACTTTTCGCCATCGTCGTCTATCTTTTCGTAATCTGCTATTATTTCAAATTCTTTTTCTTTTGCTTTTACATTAAAAGACTTGTAAAAAAAGCCAGTATCTTTTAGAGTTACACGGTCGTAGGGTTCGCCTACACTTTTTTTATAAGATACTGTAAGTGCAGCATACTCGCCTCCAATATTTTCTAATAGCTCGCCTGTCGCATCTCTTCCCTTATAGAGTTGTTCGTTTGTATTCAAGTCTATAATTACGTTTTGTAAATCGTAATTATCTGTAAACACAAAGAAAAGGAGGTTAGCCTTTTTAAGATTAACCCCCCTGTTTACCAAATCTTCTAATCTCCCAAACATATTATTTTTTAGTTTTGAGGTCTTTTTTTGGATCTTCTTTTGGTTGTTCTACTTTCCTTCCAGTTAGCTTTTCGTAAACGTTTTGAGGGTTTTTAAAAACACTTTTGTAAGCGTTCAAAAACGTTTCAAAATCCATTTCTTTAACAGCTTCTGTATTGAAGTCTATGTTTTCTATTTTCATAATTGTATTTTTATAAACCCGCCATCGTTAGTACCGACGGCAGGTCTTTTTTAGGTTATGGAATAGCAATGCGTGCCGTAACTCCAAATGGTTTTACAGTTCCTACACTTTGTGTAAGACTAAGTACATTCCCAGAGCCCTGCGCTGCGAAAACAAAGGTATATGTTCCTACGGGTGCTTCTGCTGTACTCGTAATTACTACTACTGCATTTGTAGTGCGATTGAAAAGCCTAAAATCTGCTGGCACTAATCCAGTAATTGGAATAGCAGTAAACGAATCGTAATCTAGCTGAATTTGTGCAACAAACCCAGTCGTCGACGGAGTTGTAATTTTCGTTTTGATAGGTTGTAATTTGATAAGCTCCAAAAGATTAGCATCGCCCATCTCCTCGTTTGTAAGAAGTCGTAATTGAGCATCTCGCATTAATTGGCTAAACTCGAATGACATTTGAACTTTAGCAGCAGCAGCGTCCGAAGCTAAAATGACTTTTGAATCAATACTTCCTTTGTTCAAAGGTTGTGGTTTTAGAACATCGTTTTGAGGGTCTGCATTGTCAGGACAAAATATCCCTATAATTTGACCACAATCGTCAATCGTAAAAACTCCTCCCTCAAAACACCTAAAAGATTCTATTACAGATGCGTAAATAGGATTGTAGCCTACTAACCAACCTAAATAGGTTCTAATACCTTTTTGGGTTCTGCTAGAATTTCCATTCGAAAACGATTCGAATGTACTATCTGCTCTTTCGTTAGCTACGTTTATAAAATTACCGAGTACGTACCATCTTTTTGATGGGTCAGGGTTGTTTACTTTGGCTTGAAAGAATGCCTGATTTAAAGTGTCGGAACGTTTTATAACGTTTTCAGTTCCGTCATCTGCGAACTTTTGAACGTAAATCAAAGACGTGCCGTCCTCTATTTTTTGCTGTCTATTTGGGACACCAGTGTTTCTAATCTCACCAGCACACCCACAAAATGTATTGCACATATATTTTTAAATTTAGATAATTAAATTGATTTTAACATTTACAAGGCTTGCACCCCTTTTTAATTGTAAGAGTAAAAGAAAGCTCGACCCCCGAAAGAGTATCGCTAAATAAAGATTGAATATAACCCTTTTGGTCTTGAATCAGCAATCCAAAATCAGCGTGATTGATTATATCAAATTCCGTTTCTACTAGATAGAAGTTCCCTAAATCGTTTTTAATCTGCTTAATAACTTCTCTTACTAGTTTATTAAGCCCTATCAAAACCTCGCTATACATCTCTTTTGTATGCCAGTTTTCTTTGTCCATCTCGTCTAAAAAGAACAAACGAATACTTGCTTCTCTGTCTAAACTAGATAAAGAATTAAAGACTTTTTCTTTAATTACTTCTTTTAGATAAACAAAAGGATATTTGTCTTGTACCGAAGTATTGGCTATTTCTACATTTACGTTCCTTGGCGTGCCAAAAAAGTAAAACGGATTAGGTAACAAATAAGTCAACGCTCCAGTCAAATCGCCCAAAATTGTAAAGCTATTTTGAATATGATTGATTGATAAAATCGTATGTTCTACATTATCCACTAAAACAATTCTTTGAACTGGAGCCCCTAGGATTTGAGGTCGCATATTCCAAATATTACAAACTGTAATTTTTGTATTTGTGCCATCAAAAAAGGTATCTAATACATCTCCTGTTAAGGACAATGTATTTTCAAAGAAGTCTTGAAGTAGATAAACGGTTAAATCATTCATATTAAAATAGAATAGGGGTTTGATGACAGTACTTTACAATCTTATAAGGATTGTAGATAAACTTAGTAGGATTCACAATAAAGCTACCATTTATGCGAAAAGAAGTATTTGCAACTAAATCACTAATTACATATTCCGTCCCTTCAATCGTAACCTTATCGCCATCTTTTAGATAAATAGTATCTGTCGTTACTATCTCCAAAAGAAAACCTCCCAGATTGTTTACAGTAGTAATACTACTTTTATAGTCTTTGTAATTGTCTAAAAAAGCAATTACATAGTAATTAAAAGCAGCCATGGCAGCGTTGTACCTTTGTCGCACATCGCTCGCAATCATATTTCTATCCAGCATATCAGCATTCTGTACCGAGTTTTTAGACTGACCAGAAGTAGTATTAATAGAGTCATCTCGTATCCAATAAAAGTACATTACCTTTTTTACAACGTCCAGTAAGTTTGGCATTCTGAAAAGATTGCCATCTAAAAGATTAAAATAAGTAGTCGCACCCTCAAATAAATCAATCCATTTTTGCTCTAAAACAAGTTGGTTTTGAATTTCGGTTGTGGCTGCTATTCCTATTAATTCGTCTAAAATAAGTGGATATAAGTTATCAATATAGACTTGCAACTTTGCAGTACGAAAGCTATTTTGATTAGTACTTATTAATCCTTCAAAATCGGACGTGTTTATTGTTGGTAATGCCATTTTTTAGATTATTTGATTATTTCTACTACTTTCTTTCTCTCAAGTTCTTTTGCTACCGACGGACTGACCTCGTGTGTTTCGTCTTTTTTAAGCAGCGTTTTAAAGTCTTTTAGCACTTTAATTTTTACTACTTCGGTAGTGATTTTTTCGATTTCCTTTGCCATAATGAATTTGTTTTTTTTAGGTAGATTAAATAGAAATTAGTAGGCTAACTTAATAGCCTACTAAATCTTTATAGTTTATACAGTTTCAAGTGCGGCTCTATCAGTTGCAAATACGCCTTTCACAAACGATGGACGATTGTTTTGCTGGATAAAGTGTACTCCTCTCCATTCTACTCTAATAGTTTTGAAGTTCTTTGCAAAGTCATCTGCATTGTAACCAATATCAATTCGAACCCCACCTTTCTGAAGTAGTTCAGAATAAGGAAAGAAGCCTAAAAGGTACTGACCTTGCGTAACGAGTGTGGTGGATACAATTGGAATCCCTCTTAACGTTCCTAACGTACCAATTTCAAACAACATATCTACATAACGCTTATCCGTTGCACTTACTTTTTGCAGTAAAAGCGAAGTAACATCGCTTGGATGCATTAAAATAGCAGTTGGCATAGGCTTAAATGCTAAAGTAATTTGATTAATGGCGACGTTCAGAACGTCGACGATATTAGCATTATCGACAGTCGCTGCGAACCCAGTAACAGAAAAAGCTGGTACAACTGGACGAATTCCTAAAAGATTTGCACCAGTCCCATCGCCATTATAAAGCTGCGACTCTACTGCTAGCAATAGTTTTTGATTCATGACTTGACGAATTGTTCTTTCCATAAAGTCCACGTCCTCCAGCATTTCGTCAGAAACACGAACTAAAGCCGCTATCTTTTTAACCGTAGCAGTGTCCACGTCAAAATCTAAATCCATATACGGTTTTTGGATTCCCTCTGCGATAAAGGCAGGATTTCCCTCGCCATCCACTTCATATACCCAAGAAACGGCATTTGAAGTTATTGAGCCTGTACTTACTAGATTTAACAAACGTAATTCACGTCTTGAAAATTCGTTCACGCCTGCTAGTCGCTGGGCTTGTGGGATTTCTCCAGTAATGCTATTGGCAAAGGTCATGTCGCCTACTGCTTTCAAACTTAAATCTGAATCGATTGCAAAATTAGAGGCTCGGTCGCCTGCTGCCATCGCTTTAAGGTTTTCAGATTTTGACTTTAGCTCTTCTTTAAGGTCAGTTTTTGATTCCTTTTGTTCTTGGGAAACGTTTTTAGTCAGAATCATTTTGATAGTTTCGCCTTGTTCAAGCATTGCCTTTTTCAAAACGGCAGACAATTTTTCTTGACTTGAATTCATTTCTGACTTCAATCCTTGCATTTCCTCCTTTGTAGCTTGTCTTTCTTGTGCATCGTTTACACTTTCGGCGATTTCATTCAGAAATTCCATATGTACTTCGACGGCTTTTACTGGCTCTAGCGTTCCAATATCCTCAACTCCTTTCTTTTGGAGGAATTCTTTGATGGTGGATACTTTTTTAATTTCTTTTGACATTACATTTGCTGATTTAATAATTGATAAAAAGATTTGATTTTTGGCTTTTCGTTTTCGATTTGCAACGGCTCGCATTCCTTTAAAGTGATTAAATCGGCTTTAACGTTTGGAGTGTTTATAATATCTTGATACGCCTTTTCTACTAATAATAAATTGTACTCGGCTGCTCTAATTAGCTCGTCGCTACAATTACTTTTTGTTAGTATTTTTAAATTCTTTTGCGTTTCCTTTGCTAAGGATTCCAAAACTTCGGTTTGATTAAATGATTTAGAACTACCTAAGTAGGGGGTGAACTCGTTTGCTCCAAACGTAACCGTACTTCCCTCAAATAGGTTTAATTCTTTTATGGAATAGTAGCCATCGCCTTCCATTCCGTTTTTTATAAGTTCCATTTTATCCTTTACATACTTGAATCCAATACTATGTTCCCTCAAGATTCCCTCTTGGTACATTGTAAGAATATCGTTTGCCTTTGTTGTATTTGATAATTCAGATACGAAAAACAAACCGAAGTTATCCTCTTTTAATTCTAAAATCTTTCCAATAGGTTCGTACATCTCATGTTGATATAAATGAGCAATGCGACGATTGCCAGTTGCATTAGGTCCACGTTCTGTAATGGATTTACGGAAAGAGCCTTTTTCAATCAAATCTTTATCGCTGTCAATAATGCCAAAAGAAGCCAAGTAACCACTTACTTTGCGTTTTGACAAATCTACGTCCGTAATTGCTTTTTCGCTAATATTTTTTAGCTGAATTATATTGCTATTTGTTTTCATAGTGTTTTTAGTTCTTATTGTGCAATAACGTTGTTTTCATTGATTTGGTTTTGAATAGGTTTTGCAATTAATTCTTGGGGGATAATTCCATCTCTACCTAACGCACTTCTTGCCTCCTCC